TTTTTCTTTAACCTTTTTGCTTAATATATACGATTACAAGTACCAGAAAATCAAAAAATATCATCCTCATATCACAAGAATTGAGTATTTGATTATGGGAAACTGCTACCAGATTCCTACTAAAGAGGATAAGAAAAATGAGCTGGATTAACGAATCAAGTAAACCTAAAGAATTTAAACCTGTCGTTGTTATTGTTGAATGCAATTCTTCTTTCGATGGCTTTAAGGCTGTAACTAGAGATATTGCGATTGCACACTATAACGGTAATGATTGGGTCGTGAAAAACAACAACGAAAATAACTTAACAGTTTTGTTCTGGTCAAAGATACCTCCACTTAAATTATTAATATAAGGTTGTCATGTCTTCAATAGAAAAAGATTTCGATGTGATGTTGGTCACAAATAGAAATACAATGATTCGATGCCAAAGTTTTAGTCAACTTGAAGAGATCAAGTCTATGTTCTCAGAAAACGAGAAGATTATAAACGTTAAGCATTTGGTAAAATCTAATGCACCAAAAGATCAAATGGGTCTACCAATCCCTCCACCACAAAAACAATTAATTAAAGAATAATTTGCTTTAAAAATTAAATTCCGTTTAGCTATAGGTATAGGCATACAAAAGGTGCACACCTAGGTTGGTATGACAGAATTTCAAGAAGCAAAATCTAATTATAATGAATTTTGGTTAACTGCACACGAGAGTTGGCAGTCATATCAACGTACTCTGCAAGTTGCTTTGAATGGCTATGCAGGCAGGACATGGACGCAAGCAGAAATTGATAAATTATCTCAAGAGGGTCGTGTTCCTCAAGAGTATAATCTAATAAGACCTCAAGTAAACTTCTTCAGTGGATATGCTAGAGATAACATGAAGTCTACGATCATCGGACCTCAAGAGGGTGGTGATCAAAAGACAGCTGATGAACTTTCTGAGGTAGTAAAGCATGTCTATGAGAAGGGTCAAGCTAATCGAATAATTTTAGATTGCTTCGATGAGTCCCTAAAAGTCGGCATGTCAATCGTTGAGATGTACCTTGACTTCACCAATGATCCAGTTCACGGTGATATCAAGTATAAGAAACGTGATGCCAATGCCTACTTAATTGACCCTCTATTCAAGAAGAAAGATCTTTCAGACGCATCAGATATTTTGATGCGCGAATTCATGACGAAGGATGATGCTAAGCTTTTCTATCCTTACATTGATGAAGATCTGATTGAAGATGTTCCATTCTTTTCTAGTGATGGAAAATTCAGGCTTCTAGAGAAAAACAATCTGTTCCTTAAAAAGAGAAATGTAATATCAGTCGATCAGCATTTTGTTAAGACTATACGTAAAGTCAAACATGTCGTTGATCTCAACACTGGTATCAGTCGTCCCTTAATCGGTAATGCAGAGTTCATTAAATTTCATGAAGAAAGAGCTATTCTTGCAAAGGAAATGGGCGCAAATATTGCAATAAGAGAGTTTAACCGACCATTTGTTGAGTTAAATGTGATCATGTCTGGACAGGTTGTCTTTTCTGGTCCTCCTCCAATAGGACTAGAGTCATACCCTCTAGCTCCAATTTTCTGTTATCTAGAGACACAGATTGTTAATCAGTCTGATTTAATGGTTCAAGGTGTAAGCGTTGGTTTAATCGATACAAATCGCATGTTCAATAAGCGAATGATGAGAGAAGATGACATTATGGATTCAGCTTTGAATTCAGGTGGTCTTTATCATCCTTCAGCCATTTCAGCAAAAGATTTAGTCGAGCAAACCGGCGCTGCAAAATACATACCTGTAGATGATGAATGGGAGTTTGCTAATGCTTTCCAACCTCTTCAGATGGGGAGTCCTCCTCCTGGATTTGAGAACAAAAGAGATTTTCTTTTTAATATGCCATTCAGAATCGCTGGTATTCCTGAATCAACACAAGGTTTTGACGAGGGTGGAAATTCCCAAGTTTCAGGACGACTTGCAGAGGTTAGAGCAGCTAATGGAGTGCGATCAAATCGAGGTGTATTTGATAACCTAGAGTATGCGCAAAAGCTGATTGGAAATAAGACCATGCAGGGTATACAGCTTAACTACGGATCAGACGCAAGAGATGATGAAGGTGTTAGGATTGATACAGGAAAGATTACACGCATTCTAGGGAACGAACCTACAGAAGATTTCTTCAATCTTGAATTTGACCAGTATGATTCAAATGTGAAGCTTGCGGTTTTATCACAAACACAACGTGATTCCCTTTACTTTGAGCTAGTTCGCCTTGCTGAAACATGGGGACCAGATAAAGTTCCTCTTTCTCTAGTATTCCAGAACCTTCCGATTGAAGGAGCATCTGAAATACAAGAAGCTATCGAAGCTCAAGAACAAGCAGCACAACAACAACAGCAAGTTCTTGAAGAAGAGAGACAGAGAAAAGCAAGACTTGAAGAAGCAATGATTAATCAGCAGAATGCCTTAGCTCAAAACAGACGGGCAAGGATCTTCTCTGAAATAGGAAGAGAGAAAGAAAGAGTCTCTGAAATAAGACAAAACTTAGCTAGTGCAAATCTTGACCAAGCCAAGACATTAACGGAAATTGATAAGCTTAATAACGAAAACTTCATGCAGCTAGTGCAATTCCTTGAATTCCTTAAGCAAAGAGAAGAACAGGAACAAAATATTGATCAGGCTGATAATGAGCAATTAGCAACACAAGTGTTGAATTTGCCAGAATCATCCGGTCAACAAAGCCAGCAACTACAACAGTTTGCTGAACAACAAAACCAAGGAGTTTAAAATGCCTTTCGAAAGTGGATACGGCAGCCCAACTTCAAATGGTAAAGGACGCGGTGTGTTTTCAACTAAAACAAACCAAGCTCCTAAGCCTAAATTTGGGTCTGAAACAAACATGAAGTCAGCTCTTCAAGGCAAAGATGCCATGAAAGTTAATGGAATGGCTAAGAAGCAAATGATTAATGAAGATTTACGTGGTAAGTCTGCATGAGTCTAATACTCCCTAAAAGATATCAGAAAAACCGAAGAGATTATATCGATCATATCTCTCAGGATTTTGGTAAAAAGCTCGAAAAGTTCATTAATGAACATGACGAGATGAGGGAGCCATACTTTGTATTATTTAAAGCCAATACGAACCATTTTAAGCCCAATGAGAGAAAGGAAGCTATGTCATTGTACATTAAGCGTCCTCCTCTGATGAAGAATTCAATGGTTTTTTGGGTAGATAACACAAGGGGTGCTTGTATTTTGTTATGGACCATCAGTTCAGATGGTAAAGCAAAGTTCAATCACAAAGCCGGATACCAGCTTAAAGGTATACTGCGTGCCGCCAACGTTTAAAGGGCGAATCAGCTTCTCTCTTTGCTGTGAAAAGAGAAATTAATCGGGCGTAAAAGGAGGTCATTATGACTGAAGAAACTCAGGTCGCCGCCGAGACACAAGAACCGGCACAGGCACAAAACGATACAAATCAGGAAGCAGGCTTAAAAGAAGCTATGATTGCTGAAAGAAAGAAACGACAGGAAGAAAAACGTCGAGCTGATGAAGCTGAATACCGTTTGAGAATGTTAGAAAATCAAGCGCAGCAGAAACAGAAGGCGCCTGTCGAAGAAGATGATGAGTATACCCAAGAGATTACTCAGAAGTTAGAACGTAAGATGGAAGCTAAAATGCGAAAGCAAGCTGAAGACCGAACACTAACTAAATCAGGTATGACTCAACAGGAAATCGTTGATAAGCTAGAGCCAATATTAAAGAAACGTCCTATGCTAGCAGTGGCGATTGATCAATCACCTAACCGCTTTGCAGAGGCTTTACAAATTATAGAGGACTACAGCCCAAAAGAGACGCAAAGTCATGGCGAGAAAAGAATTGATGAGAATCTTAATAAGACCTCTCAATCCTCTGGTAAAACGGATAACTTAAAACAAGTGAATAAGTTTAACGGAATGTCTAGAGCAGATTTCTCCAAAAGACGAGCGGAGCTATTGGGCAGGAGACCTAATATACGCTAACCAGGAGAATTTAAATGACTGGCGTTACTACAGTAGCAAGCGGATACGATCCAGAGGTTAAAAGTTATTTTGACGGTGTTATTTTAGACCGTGAAAAGCCAGCTTTCCCACACAACCTTTTTGGTCAAGTTCGCAAAATTCCTTTTCGGGATTCAAAAACACTTGTTTTCACAAAAGATGATAACTTCGACTCAGATCCAGCTGTTCTTACTGAAGGTGTTTCACCTGCACTAGAGCAAGCTTCTAAGTTTGATATTGAAGTAGATCTTCAACAATTCGGTAAAGCGACTGCAATCTCTGATCTAGTACAGATCACTGTTCAATCAGATGCTGCTAACCGTATCGCTGATAACCTTTCACAGACCATGTTCGGAATGTTGGATAAAGTTACACGTAACACTCTACAGGCTACAGCTTCACAGCTAGATGCTGATGGTGGTGTTAACGGTAATACTCCGACTGAGGTTACTGTTGGTGACTTAGATGATGCACTTGATTACCTACACGGGAATAATGCCATCAAGTTTACACCAATAATCGAAGCAACTGATGGGGTAGGCACAGCCCCCGTGGAAGCAGCTTACTGGTCTATTGCACACACTGATCTACGTAAAGATATCAGAAACTTGAATGACTTCTTGAAGACAGCAGAGTACCCACAGCGTGATGCTCTTCAGTCTGAATTAGGTTCAACAGATGAAATCCGACACGTTATGTCTACACAGGCACAAAAATCCACAGATGCTACACCGATCTACACAATGTTTATCATGGGACAAAATTCCTACGGTATAGTTGACATCGATGAAGTCTCTACTGAAATGATCATCAAGCCTCTTGGTTATGGTGAAGATTATCTTAACCAACGTCAAACTATGGGTTTCAAAGCCATGTTTGGTGCAGGAATTATTGAAGATAAATGGATGGTTGGTCTACGAGTAACCAAATCAAGCTAGGGGGAACTAATGGCTCAGAACTTTAACGAAAATTATACGCTTAGTTACGCTGGTCACTATCAAGGTGATGGCGGTGCTATCGATCTTACAATTCCATTTCAGCCTGATGCGTTGTTTCTATACAACTACACAGCTTATGGAACTACAGCAGATAACGTAGAGTGCATCTGGTTCAGGGATTTCCCTGCTGGAGATGCTTTAATCAAGAAAGTAATTGCTGATGACGGGGCTACAAGTGATACCAACTTGAACCTTGAAACAACAAATGGTGTAACTGTAAACAACACTGCTGCTGGCGTGACAACTTCACGTTTTGCAATGAGTGCTGCCACTGCTGCGTCTCCTGTTGTTATCACAACTGCTGCCCATGGTGTTACTGTTGGTCAAAATGTTCGCGGAAGAATTACTAAGACTGCAGGGATGGTGGAATTAAATGACCTAACTCGCAATCCGTATCTTGCCGAAGCATTGACAACAACAACTTTTGCTCTTCGTGATCTAGATGGTAACGATGTTGACGGTGCTGCATTTACTGCTTATACAAGTGGTGGACAGTTCAATATCCTTAACCATGCTAATGGTACTGTTGCTGATCCTAGCTCTAAGGGTCCAGTTGAGTATGCTGATGATATCTGGAAGTTAACTCTAGGTACTGCTACTCAAAATAATGATAACGATGAAATTTATTTCGTTGCTTGGAAATATGGTCAGTACATTGATCTTGGAGATCAAGCGTAATTGCTAATATGGGGGGAGTATTCCCCCCATTACAAACTTAACCCCCCTACTCAATGGGGCTTTAACTGGAGAATAAAATGGAAAAGCGCGGATCAAGAAGAAAAGAAGTTAAACCAAAAACTGAAGACTTGTTTGAAGAAGAATTGGATACAAAGATTACAGATCAGGAACAAGACTCGATTGAAGAAACAGAAGAGGATGAACCTCTTTTTGAAGATACTATTGAGAAGAAATCACCTGAGTTCTATTCAGACGAGGCTCTTACTGAATTGGACACATCAACTTATGAAGCTTTATGCCTGTATAATAAACATGTTAGAAAGAATCGGTTGCGAACTCGAAAAGCAACGATACCGTTTAAGTATGTCTACTGTGAAAAGGGATCGATGCCTGAAGAAGATCAAGAGATGGTTCCGTTTAGAAAAGTAAGAATGACACGAACTAAAAATAGGGGAACACCTATTAGCCTTAATATTAAAGACTCAAAAAATTGGGTTCATATGAAAGGTATTTGGGATGATGGCACAGAGCTTAGAATTCCAGAAGTAATGATTGATAGAATTAACGAATTAGCAGAGCCAAAATACAAACAGGTTAAATACCCTGATGGAAGCTCAGCTACAGTGCTTGATTACATGGATAACAAGTACTCTGTTCAAATTATAATGAGGTAATATGGCAACTCGTACATATGGTGATGTTTTAACGCTGATGAGGCGTATTGTCGGTGAGAATGATGGATCAGATCCTGACGCTACAGACACTATATTTATGGAGTACATACAGAACTTTGTAGAAATGGTGATGGGTCAAGATGTTAAACTCTTTGACCTATACACCTGGTTTGAATTCGATACAGTAGCGGATCAAGAAACCTATGTCTTCAAAGATCAAGGGTATACTAACCTCTACCCACCAGCCTATGTTATTGATAGCAACGCATCAGATACTCGATTGAACTTCTTTCAAAGCCCAGAGCTTTTCTTTAGAAGGAATTCAGTAGATGCTACGAATCAGGATACAAGCCGTCCTGGTGATATGCTATTTTACAACGATGAAGTGATCCTTAGACCTGTCCCAAATGATGTGTATACAATAAAAATGAGAGCATACACCGACCTTCCACAAGATTTGACACAAAACGATAATGTACCACAGAGATACTACGTGAGATACATAGCATATGGGGCAAGTCTAGACTATATGGCTGACTTTGGAAACGATGAAGATTACGCAAAGAAAAAGCCTATCTTTGATAGGTATAAAAGTTTAGTTTTAAAAAGAACTGCTGAACAAATGACGACTCAGCGAGGCGTCCAAGCCCTTTAGAGGATAAAATGGTTAAGAAAATAAGTATGACATCTAAGAAACTTGTCAAAAAAGCTGTTAAGAAAGCAAAACCTTCAGTGAAAGTTTCAAAAACCGGTGTAAAGACAAAGAATCTTGCAGGAAAAGAGAAAGTGACAGAGGTTTTATTTCAATTAGGCAAGAAAAGAGCTACTCCTAATACAAAAGCTGTGAAGAAAAAAGCTAAGTCAAAAAAGAAATAGCCATTAAACGCGGAAAGAGGAAGAAGAAATGACCTGGTCAAGTAGTCCGATTATCGGAACGAATTCAGTAAGTGCAAACAAAGCACCGATCAACAACGCTTTTGCTTACATCGAACAAGAGATGGTCAAAGACCACTTTTGGGATGACGATGATTCGGATAAAGACGGTCGTCATAATATCGTCCATATGCCAGAGCAGACAGGTGATCCCTCGTCAATGCCAGTTGATATGAAGGGTGGTTATTATGTACGTCAAAAGACTGCAGGAGAATCTCCAGACAAACAACTCTATGAGCCTTACTACTTCAATGAAGATGGAGCTACAAAGAATATTCTTCAGTTAGGTATGAGGGCAATGGTTCAATTCGAATATGATGGAGCTGTGACTATAAAATATTCTCATAATGTATCAAGTGTAGCTCGCACTGGTACTGGTCTATATACAGTTACTTTTACAACAGCATTACCAACAGCAAATTATGTTCCAATAGCTTTTGCTATGAGAAATGCAAGCGCAGGAACAGCCTCACTCTATGTATCAGCAGATAATGCAGCATCAAAAATAACAAGTATTGGTACAACAACTTTAAAATTACGTTTTTCATCAGGAAGCGATGGGAATGCAAGAGATCCTTTAGTGGGAACAATAGCAATTATGGGCGGTTAATGGGTCAAGTATTTGAGATATCAAACTTTAAAGACGGTTTAGATAAGAGTCTAGAGCCATGGTTGACCATGGATGATGCAATCATAGAAGTAGACAATTATCAGACATTTCGTGGTGTTCTCCAGACTAGACTTGGTATCAACCAGTATGCTCAAGGTGGGCAAGGTGGAAATCAAAATGAAGAGTCACGTATCTATACAACCACTGCAGGTGAAACAGTAGTTGATGGGCAAGCTACATTCATACATACTTTAGCATCTCCTGTAAGACCTGGCTCTGTCACATTTAGTGAGACTGGTGGTGATGCGGCTACAGATGATGGAACCGGTGGTTTTACGGGGGACTTTGATCCTGGAGCAACAATAGATTACTACACTGGTGTTGTATCCGCTACTTGGACTAATGGAGTTCCAACCACACCTGTTGTTACCTACACTCATTCGAATTCAGCGACAACAGTTACAAACGAAGATATTGCCGATACACAAACTGCATCAGGAACATTGAATAATATTCCTGTGAAGGCTAATAGTGTTATCTTTTTTGATGGTTCAACTCAGTATGCTTTTGACGATGGAGCAGGCGGTTTGACAGGTGATGTAACAGCAGGAACATTAACCTATTCAACTGGTGCCTACTCAATCACATGGACAGCAGCACCTGGTGGAGACTCTAAAGTTTCCTACGTATATGAAGACTGTAAGCCAATCATGATGATCGCTAACTTTATTTCAGAAACAAATGTGAATGAGCTTATCGTTTCTAGTACTAACCAGTTCAATAAATACGTATCAGGAAATAACCGTTTCGAGCCTGTAACTCTTGCTGGAAGTGCAGTAGCACCAACGGGAGAAAAGAATGAATACTTCAGGTGGACTAACTACCTAGATAAAACAAACAATCCTAGACTCCTAATGGTCAATAATAAGGATGGGATATATTCATACAACGGTACGGATATACGCCTTTTTAGTGATTCAGGGGACTATGGAGCACCTCCAACTGGAGCACTTAATACAGCGCTTCATATTGAATACTACGGTCAACGTCTTGTTGTCTTTAGACCTACGCTTGCAAGTAACGTGTATCAGAACTGGATTATATGGACTGGGATTAATGATGCATCGGGTACGGGTGATAAGTTCACAGGATCAGGAGCTGGACAGTGGGAATTAAGCGCAGAGGACTGGATAGTCGCAGTTGAAAAACTACGAGACTCATTAATTATCTGGACATCTCAATCAGTATTCGAGATGACAAAGACAACAGACTTAGACTTTCCGTTCAAGATCAAACAAATCGGTGATTCTATAGGAAGAGGTGCGCGCGGTCCTTTCTCCTCCGTAACTTGGTTTGGAGAAGCTGCAGCCATTGGTCCACTAGGTGTAGTAGGTACAGATGGTCGAGAAGTCTATCGAGTAGATAATAAGATTCCATTCTTCACTAGAGATCAAATGAATGGATTACAGCCATCTGAAACAGTCAATGCGTATGATCTAATCTACGGACAGACGGTTTACAATAACGATCAGTTCTGGTTTACCTACTGCGATATCGATGATGCAGCTAATCCGGCACTAAATGATGACACTAGTCGTGTTCTAGCTCATAACTTTGTTGAAGAGTCATGGACTAAATACAGCCTACCTATTAAGACGATCGGTCAATACAAGAATGTTATTGAGTGGGCATGGGATGAAGTAAACGGAACCAACAAAGACTCATGGTCTACATGGGATACTACAGATGATCGATGGGATTCATTCCAGAATCAAGAAAACGCAATCATCAATATATTGGGTGACAAGTGTGGCTTCCTTTATTCATATGAGGGGGAAAACGATCAGTGTGCTGATATCACAGCGATCACAAAGGGTGCAACAACAGTAATTAAGATAAGTGGTACAGACACATTTAGAGTTGGAGACAAGGTAACTATTGACGGTGTGTCAGGTTTAGAGATAGACAGTACAAGCATTATCAATTTCCAAGACACAGGTCTTTCGTTTGATATCTCTGCAATAAGCTCTGGAAATTCAACAATTACGATCAACCTTACCTCAACAGATGCAAGTAACTATATTAGCGGTGGAATCGTCTGCAAGATGATACCAAGAAGCTTTAAGACTAAACCTCTAAATCCTTTCGTAAAAGAAGGAAAAAAGTGCCGTCTAGAGAAGATTAAGTTCTTTTTTGATACCGATAAAACAACAATGAAGTTAAATTTATTTTGTGATAGAAGAACAGATCCGTATCAAAGAGATATCATACTTGACGATGGTCAAAACTTTGGAAATGCTGTGAAGAAATGGACAAGCGTAAGAGTTAATCAGGTTGCAAACTTTCATACTCTGGAAATTCATCAAGAAGTTGGTAATGCAAACGAAAGACTTCACGCTATTCAACTTGTCTGCTCACCTGTTGGGAGGCTAGAACGCTAATGCCTTTACTTGAAGAAGAATTTAATCTAGGTAAATCACTAGAAAATGAAGCAAGTGAAAAACTTCTACGTACAATTGAAGAGATGTATACCACACTTGCTCAAGAGATCAACTTCAAAAGAGATGTAGTTATCAAAGGGGCAGCCCCTACAACAGCAGATAATCAGTACAGAGTTGGAACAATTTGGATTGCACAGACTCCAGCACCTGATGAAGTATATATATTAACAGATGGAGCCAACGGCACCGCAAATTGGATACAGATAGGATAGTATTATGTCATTTAACAACTTTCTTTTCGGATCAGGTCCGAAAACAGAACAGATATCAGCGTTAACTCCAGAACAACAAGACTTATTAGCGAATTTAATTGATAAAATTATGTCAGGTTCTGGAGGATTTGGATTTGATGAAGATTTCTTCCAAAAATCATTTGTTGATCCAGCTCTTCAGGAATTTGATCAAAGAATAGCTCCTCAGATTCAGCAAAAAGCTATTGGAGGTGGTTTTGGTGGTGCTACAAGTGGAATAAACTCATCAATTGCTCAAGAAGGAGCACGGTTAGAAGGTAATCTTGCATCAAAGCGTGGTGACTTACTTAATCAAGCTTTAGACAGAGGGTTACAAGCATCTGGGTTAGCTCTTGGAACAAAACCATTCGGTCTACAACAAACTGAAGGTTCATCCGGACTGTTTGGAGATATAGCAAGCGGAATCGGTGGTGGTTTTGCTGGTGGATTTGGAAAACAAGCAGGTCAAGCTGCTGGTAATGCAGCAAGTAATCTATTTAGAGGGTTTAGGAGATAAGTATGGCTTTTGTTATTCAGACACCAGGAACACGAGAAACGATACCTGGGTTAAGAGAAAGGATTGCCTCTGGTCTTGAGTCTGGTATTGGAGAAGGGTTTGAGCAAGATGCTCTTTCTCAGCTTACAAGTAAGATTCAGCAGGGAGAAGATCCCATGCAGGCTGTTTTGAATTCGAGATTACCTGCTGCAAGACAAAGGGAATTGATTAGTGGGTTTCAAAAGCAGGAAGAAATAAAACAAAGAGGTGAGATTGAGGCAGCTAAGGTTCAGGAAAAAAGGCAGATTGAAGCACAAAAATTAAAGCAACAACAGCAACAGTTATCATCAACATCTCAACTTGTAGAACAGCTTTCAGGTGGTAAGATAAATGCTGATCAACTTCAAGGTGCTCCACAAGCAACGTTGAATTCGATTGTATCTAACTTTACAAAGCCAAGAGATATTCAATCACCACTAGAGCAGGGTTTTTCTAAGATTCAAGACGGTATTTTGAACAAAGTTCCTACTATGGAGCAAAATATTTCAGATGCCAATAGATCTTTAGAGTTAGCAAGGACAGGTAAAGTAGGTGTTGATTTTGAAAAGGGAACAGTTACTGATAAGTTGAGAGGTGGATTAAGACTAGCAGGTGTAAATATTGGTCAAACAGCGGATGAAGCACAGCTTTCTAACTTAATATTGAGAAGAGCTGATGAGTTGAAGCGGAAGTTTGGTTCTAGAATAACAAATTTTGATTTCGAGAAGTGGTTAGAAGGTCAACCAGCTACAAGCAAGTTCAGAAATGCCAACATAGCTCTTGCAACGATGCAGAAAAAAGAAGCTGAAGTTGATAGAAACATGTTTGATGCATGGCAAGATATTGTTTCTAACAATCAAATTGCACCTGATGACAGATTAAATGCCCTACTAGCAAAGCAAAGAGAAATACTACAGCAAGCTGATGAAGACCTTGATCAGGAACTTAATACCATCTCTACATTTGATAAGGTTGAACCAGTCTCTGAAACTATTATGCAAATTAGAGATCGAGCTAATAGAGAGCCAAAAGTAGATAATATTCTCAATTCAATTGATGATCAGATGGGTCAGCAACTTCTTTTGAGAAAACTAGAGATTGAAGAACAAAAAAGGGGACGGTAATGAGTTTTAATTTAAGCGAACTTTCCGATGAAGAGCTTGTCCTTTTAAGAGAGAGATTAACTCAAGGTTCTCAATCAGAACAGGAAGGATTTGAACCCCAACCACAGTTAGGTCAACAACAAGTTCCTCAGGAGCAGTTTCAAGAAGAACCGCAGGAACAGGGAGCTTTTTCTAGATTTTTATCTCAAGCTAAAGATGAATTCACAGGGAGTGAATTGTCACCTTTTGAAACTGGAATTGGTGAAGTGATCAGAGATGTAGCTATCCCAGCAGTTGCTCAAATACCTGAAACCTTTGTAGGAGCCAAAAAGTTTGGTGAGAAAATAGCTGGAAAAGGATTTGAATTGTTTGGTCAAGATCCAAATGCATTAGAAAATATTGAGACAGAACAGGGTATTAGTAAACCATTAGAAAAACTAACAACAAAAAATGCACAAGAAGTTTTCGATGATTTTACAGATAACAAGTTTAAAACAGCGCCTGGAGAAAAAGCATTTGTTTCAGGAAGAGCAGCTGAAGCCTTGAAAGGATTTGCAAAAGATACAGCAACATTATTAAATCCAGTTGTCGGTGGAAAAATGAATACTCTTAGAGGTATTGGAACATCTTTAGCAGGAACTTTAATCCCTGAAGGTTTATTTGAAGCGGGAATAATTGATGAAGATCAAAAAGATACTGCTAAACTAGGGACATGGTTCTCTATGGCATTTGTAAAACCTGGAGCTATGAAAAAAGCTGCTGAAGGTTTATTTACAAGAGCCAACAATGCTGTTAAAGGAAGAATAATTACAGATTCTTCATACCCGGAAGCATTAATATCATTAAAAAATGAGTTAGGTTCAGTTGGAGGTGATGTACTTAAACAAAATAAGCCAGCTTTAGAGCTAGTTGATTCAATATTAAAAGATGTAGAATCAGGGACTTTTAAAGGTGAATTCCTAACAAAACAGGTTAAGAACCTAAATAGATTAATAAGTGAGACTGGTGGTATTCATTCAAGACAAGCTCCTCCTTTAATGAAGGTTAGAGGGATAATGCAAGATGTAGCAGAAAGGATTGGAGAAGATATACCACAATTTATCGAAAATTTTAATGAAGGTAATTTACTTTGGTCTGGATTGCATTCAAAAAATGGGATATCCCAATGGATTTCAAAGACAATGGATAAAAGTCTCCTTCAAGGACTTGGTGATAAAGCTGCAACAGCTGTCGGATTGGCTAGAGTTGGAGGAAGAGTTTTATCTATTCCATTTAAACCAATCGTAAAGGTAGCAGATTTTATAGATCGATTAGCAACAAATAGTGCAGCAAGAAAATTCTATGGTCAACTGATTAAGTCTGCTGCTGAAAATAATGTGAAAACAGGAGCGGAGGCGCTAAGAGGTTTAGATGAGGAATTTAAAGGATCAGATTCTGAAAAAAACTCTAAGAAAAGAACGAAGAAATAAACAAATTAAGTAGTATATCAACCATGATTTATAATCCTAGTCATCATCAAAACCAGGATAATCACGATATTCATCGTCAGAAGATGAAAAGAAAAGAACTAGAACAAAACAGAAAAGTAAATAGTAAATCATTTAAACGCCTTTTATATACTTAGTATACGAGTAAATGAATTAAAAGTATATTAAAAGGAAAAAGTTAACAAAGGAGAACAAAATGTCAAAATTTCCAGCAAGTAATCCAGGTCAATCTGGAACTGAAAATAGATTCGGCATCATGAAGTTTGCTAACGCAACAGAAGCTGCTGATGCAAATAATGATTCTGTTGCAATTTCACCTAAAAGACTAGCTAGTGCTCCTGCAGGAACCACAAGTCGACCTGGACCGTTAGAATTGAGTACAGATGCCGAGGCTGTTGCAAAGACTGATAGCGAGAGAGCTATTACACCATCAAATTTAGCTTCTAGTGGCTTCCTTCAGTATGCTGACGTTACGATTACATCTGCCGAGATTTTACTTCTAGCAACAACACCAAAAGAACTTGTCGCAGCGCCAGCAGCAGGATCTAAACATCTCTTCATGGGTATGGATCTAAAGCTTAACTACGGAACTAACGTATTTACAGAGGCAGCAGATAACTTAGTTGTTAAATATACAGACGCCTCAGGTGTAGCAGTATCAGAAGTTATTGAATGCACAGGTTTCATCGATCAAGCAGCAGACACTATTACGAATGGAATCACTGTTAAGGATAACATCGTTGCAGCAAGTGCAGCAGAAGCTAAGGCTTTAGTACTTGATAATACGAATGCTAACTTTGGTGGAAATGCAGCAGGTGACAATACACTTACTGTCAGAACTTATTACGTAACTCATGCACTTTAAGGAAAAATAATGGCTAGATTACCAACATATCTGCCTGGTGTACAGGTGGCAAGCTCTGCATTAACAGGTTCCTATCAGGACTTAGGTTCTGAACTAACAGAACAAGCTATTGGAGTAGTTATTTATAATAGTGGAGATGTGGACGTCCAGCTTTCTTTCGATGATGGCACAACAGACGGTCCTATTCTTCCTGCTTCATCAAGTTTTTCAGATAATCGGTATAATCAAAATAGAGTCAGAGAAGAAGGACTCTATGTTTTACCTATTGGAGCGCAAGTTCAGGTTAAGCAAGTGACTGGTGCAGGGACTACAGGAAATATAACAATCAACTTGGTTGTGTCTAATGGCTAGTGGATCTTTAGGTCTAAGTGGATCAGGAAATCTTGATAAAACAGCTTTTGGTGAATTAGCTGTACAACAGTCAGTAGCCGAAGTTTTGATTCATTTTCCGTACAACTTAAATACGGATCATGTGAATACAACAGTTACTGGTTCAGGAGCTGTAACTCATTCTGGTCAATTTGCTGTTATGGCTTCTGGGGCTGCTATTAATAGTAGCGGTCAGCTTAATTCAAATAGAGCATTGGAATATAATCCAGGAATTGGTGGATTAGCACGCTTTACGACTATATTTGGTACTCCTACGACAGGAAATACTCAAATATCAGGAATAGGTAGTGCTACAGATGGTTTCTTCTTTGGATATAATGAAACTTCTTTTGGTGTTTTACATAGAGTAAATTCCGTAGATACATGGATACCTCAAAGTGTTTGGAATACTGATAAGATGGATGGAACTGGTCCGTCTGGTATGATTTTGGATCCAACGAAAGGAAACGTCTTTCAGATACGATACCAGTGGCTTGGTTTTGGAGCCATAAGATTCTATATAGAGAATCAATTCACTGGAACTTTAAATCAAGTCCATGTCATTGACTATGCAAACCAAAATACGACAGTATCTGTAAACAATCCTTCTTTCAATTTCTGTGCTAAAAGTGAAAATACGACTAATGATACCGATATTCAGATGAAGGTTCCTTCGATTGGTCTTTTTATTGAAGGAACCAGAGGAAGTGTTGGTTTTACGAGAAATGCGATAGGTAACGAAAAATCAATTAGTGCAGGGGTAGAAACTAATATTCTAACGATAAGAAATAAAACTGTTTATCAAGGTATTGTCAACGAAATCCAAGTACAACCTGATATTTTAAGTTTCGCAGGAGATGGAGCTAAGAATATTATATTTAGATTAAAAGTTGATGCAACTCTAGGCGGTACACCAAGTTATACAGATATACGAACAAATAATTCAGTAGTGGATTTTGATACAGCAGGAACGACTGTGACTGGAGGAGTACTAGTATTAACAATTCCAGTAGCAAAAACAGGACAACTAACAATTTCTTTGCCGCTGTTAAACCAAGTAATGACCCCTGGTAGAACTTTAACAATTAGTGCTGAATCCACAGGATCAAATGATGTCCAAGCAGGGATGTCATGGCAAGAACGATTTAGCTAAGGAAATTCAATGGCAGATGGATATTTACAGGGCAGTTCAGGATCAGGAACTGGAGGAATTAATGGACAAACTAGTCTTTCGTTAAACCAAGGTTTTGAGTTCTCTACTCATTGTTTTCAACTTCCAGATGTTGATATGAAGAGTAATATCTCCAGTGGTACAGTAAATAATGGCAATGGAAGAACAGGAACACAAGGTCTACATCCTGGGCAATGGCGTTTCCGCTTAGATAATTCCGCAACTGCTAGAGCTGTAGTAGAACTGACAGAGTCTTCAGTCGTATATCCTTTTCTATTAGGATCAGGAACTTGGGTATTTGAAGTATTAGTTAATTTTGAGACTCTTTCAGATGCAACTAACGAATATGCAGCAACATTTGGACTGATAGACGGTAGAAATAATGATGTTATTGGAGCAGGAGTATTTTTTGAATACGACCGCACAAATTCAGTAAATTTTATAGGAGTGACTGAATCAGGAGGAACAAGGACTGAAGTTGACTCTTCAGTTGCTGTAACTGTAGCAGATACGGATTGGTATACATTACGTTTTGAAATTAATGCAGATGCTTCCAGTGTTGAATTTTTTGTTGAAGGTACTTCTATAGGAACCTCAACGACAAATATTCCAACAGAAGATATGCAATTATTGGTAAGAGGTTTAAAGTCAGCGAGTGCAGCAAATACAAATGCTTTTTACACAGACTATATTTATTTAAGAAATGAATTAACTACGGAAGTTTAATAATGGCTGACGGGAATTTACAGGGTGTAGGATCATCATTAAGCGATCCTGTAGCACCAACGGAAGGGGGAACTGGACTTGCGTCATATACTACTGGGGATATTCTCTATGCTAGTGCGACAGATGTTCTTTCTAATTTAGGGGCAGGAGGCGTTGGCGAAGTTTTGACGATGGCAGGAGGAGTACCCTCATGGGCAGCGCCAAGTGCAGGAGGATCAGTAGTTCAGCAGGTTCGCGTGAGTACAACATCTACAGATTCTACAACAGCTACATTTCCTGCGGACGGAACTATTCCTCAAATATCAGAAGGAAAAGAATTATTCAATGTTGCGATTACGCCTACCAATACAAATAATATTTTAATGGTAGAAGTTAGTGGAGTTGGTGGTGGTACGAATGGATGTAAAGCTTGTTATTGTATTTTTCAGGATGCTATAGCTGATACATTAGCTTGTACTGCAAACCAGTTTGGTGGTAGTGATTTTTATTCTTTTTCTTTCAGATATTATATGGTAGCAGGAACGGTAAGTGCTACAACATTTAGATTTAGATTCGGTGCAAGTGCTACAGAAACTGCGTATATTAATAGAACATCATCTAGCGCAATATACTCAACAGCGCCTTTCACTATGATGACAGTTACAGAGCTAACAGTTTAAGGAACTTTCAATGGTTACAAGAAACAATCCACTCAGAGATGGAAGACATTTGGAGAAATACTTTCCATTTGTCGACTTCATTAGAAGACCAACGAGCGATGATATCAGACATCCTAGAACAGGACGTATCTATTCAAAGCCGGCTTTGAATAGATACG